CCGAGCGTGCTGTCGCTGCGTTCTGCCAGACGCTGCTCGCCCTGGTCGGCACCGACGGGGCAGGCATGCTCGAGGTCGGCATCGCTGACGCCCTGCAGGCCTCAGCCGTCGCCGGCGTCCTGTCCATCGTCAAGTCTTACGCTGCGATCAAGGGCCCGATCGGTGGCGCTAACCCGTCAATGACGAACCTTGACGAAACGCCGTGAGCAAGATTCCGGTCACGTCGAGCCGGGTCAAGATCGACGGCCTCCACCCTCGTTTCATCGCACGGCTCGAGGCGTTCTTTGCTGATCCTCGCATCGCAAACCGTGTCGCTGTCGTGTCCGGCGTCCGTTCCTACGCTCAGCAAAAGTACCTGTACGACGGCTATAAGGCCCGCAAACGAGGGTTCAACCTCGCTGCAAACCCTGACCGCAAGCTCAGCAACGGCTTCCAAGGCAGCTACCACATGGCCCAGCCAGCGTTTGAGGGATTCGGCTACGCCGTCGACTTCCGCATCACCGGGAAAGGCATCACCACCGGCGAAGTCAAGAAAATCGCAGCCCAGTACGGCATGCACGCACCTGTCCGCTCGGAGTGGTGGCACCACACGCCAGGCAGCGTCAAAGGCTCAAAGTTTGAGTGGCTGCCCTACGACGCCTCAGCCGAACCGCCGTCACCTGACCCGAAGGACGTGCTCGCCGAGGTCGCAAAGTTCGTCGAAGCATGCAAAGACACCGTGCTGCGCCGTGGCGACCGAGGCGCTGTTGTTGAGTTTCTGCAAACACAGCTCGACAAAGACGGACACCGGCTCACCCGGCAAGGCAAGCCCGGTGCTGGCATCGACGGCGTGTTCGGCAAGATGACCGACCAGGCCGTGCGCCAGTTCCAACGCGACGAAGGCTTGGCCGTCGACGGCATCGTCGGCCCGGTCACCTGGGATACCCTGATGGACTGATCCTTGCAAAGTTCTCCACAGCGTGATTGGATAACGCGCAGTGTCCGACCGAGGGCACAGACTGGAGAACCATGCAAACCCGCATAGCTGACGCTGTCACCGTCGCCGTGTTCATACTGGCCGGCCTGCTCGCCGCTTACATGCTCGTTGACGTCGCCCTCGACCCGGCTGCTTGCTTCGGGAGCTGCCCATGACCGACCAGCTCGCACAGCTCGCCAAACCCTTTCCGCAATCCCTGATCCAAAAAAACCCGACCGGCTTCGGCTCATACGTCAAACACAGCGTCGTCGTCGAAAAGCTGCTGGCCGTCTGCGGCCCGTTCGACTTTCGCATAGTGCGCGAAATCCGTGACGCCGACACCGGCCACATCTGTGGCGTCATCGGCGAGCTCACCGTTGAGATCGACGGCCGCACAACGACTGTGCAGGACGCCGGCGACTGCGAACGGCCCGAGAACTGGCCGCACGACGGCGCACGCATGAAAGACGCCTGCAGCGACTCGCTGAAGCGATGCGCCGCCCGCTGTGGGGTCGGCACTCATCTCTGGTCGGCTGACCAGTTTCGCCTGGATCGTGCCCTCGAACGTAACGCCGAAGTCGAGCGTGATGTGCAGCGCGCAGCCCGAGAGGACTTTTTGCGGGAGCGTGAGGAGCGGCTTGAACAGCAGGACGGTGCAGCATGAGCTACTGCTTGAATTGCGGCTACGACAGCGGCAACCACTACACGTGGTGCGACGACTACGTCCCACGGGACGCGTACAACAACGCCCCGGCGAGAGCCCGCAACACCGACCCCGAAACGTCACACCAGGCGGCACAGCGATTGCTGCGTAACTCGGTTACAGCGCTGCAGTTTGCTGTTGGCATTGCCCTTGAGAACGAAGGCCCGATGACTGACGAGCAACTGTGCCAGCACCTCGCCGAGACGCACACGGACCTCGTCACGGTGTCTGGTGTGCGCACACGTCGCAGCGAGCTTGTGAACATGGGTTTCGTTTACGACACTGGCGAACGCCGACCAACGGTTACGGGCCGACAAGCGATTGTTTGGGGGCTACGGAAATGAAAAAAACGCTCGGCATCAACGTCTGGCCGGCACGAGACTTCGATCCGGAGTTCATGGTGTTCGAGGTCGAGGTAGAAACGCCGTGGTGGACGCTTACACAGCGCGTGCACTTCCACGACCTGCCCGCTGCTATCGACGAGGCCGTCCAGGCCGTCATGCAAAACGACGCACCAAAGCCGTGAACTGGTGGCTGTTGTGGGCGCTCCTGACTTTCGCTGTCGTGGTGCAAGCCGTCGGGCTGCTGTGGCTGCTCGTCAACGAACGCCGTGACCGAGGCTGAACTGCAGCAGCTGCTGACCGACGCCGCCGAGCTAAACGGCTGGCTGGTGTTTCACGACAACGACAGCCGCCGCAACGTCGCCGGTTTCCCCGACCTGGTTCTCGTCAAACCGCCGAGGGTGCTGTTCCTCGAGCTGAAGTCCGAGATCGGCCGTGTCAGACCTGAACAGCACGTTTGGATGGACGCCCTTATGCGTTCCGACACCATCGGCTCGGCGATCGTGCGGCCCGAACACGCCGACCAAATCATCAAATATCTACAAGACCCAGAAAAACAAAAAAGTGACCCGACCAACTGACCGACATGCCGAACGCATGAAACGAGCCCGTATCGAACTCAACGATGCGCCACCAGCACGCAGTCATGCCGAACGTATGGCAGCCGCCCAAGGCGTGCACGTTCACGGCGACAACATCCGCACGCCGTACCGGCAACGAGCCCGCATCCTCAAGCATCGAGCCGGCGATGAGTAGCGGCGGCGTGTTCTTCGTCGTCCTAGCCGGCCTCGTCGTGCTGACGCTGTTCTGGGGCTGGCTGTACGTCAAATGGCAGGTCGAGCACGGCGAACCGTGGCGAGAACGACAAGCAGCAGAAGAGTTCGGGCCGCTGTTCGACCTCGAACCGAGCAAAGACCACGTCACCCTCGACCGGTCAGCGCAGCGGTTCCGGTACGTCACGAACTGGACCGAAGTACGAAAGCAGGCAGGCCGATGACACTCGAATGGTGCACCCGATGCGGCCGCTACTTCGACGAGCCGGTGTACGACGACCCGGTGCCGCACGTCGTCAAAACAGCCGCTCAGCTGTGGAACGTACCGGTGAAACAGCTGCTGTCACCGTCACGCAAAGCCGCCGTGGTCGCTGCCCGTCATCCGATCATGGCCGTGCTCTACCACCAGTACGACCTGACCCTGGCCGACATCGGTGCCGAGCTCGACCGTGACCACACGACGATCCTGCACGGCATCCGCCGAGCTGATCCTGACCGTGTCACACAGCTCACCGAGGCGATCAGCAAATGACCGCTTTGACGGTCGGCAGTTTGTGCACCGGCATCGCTGGCCTTGAGCACGGCCTGACCCTCGCCGGCCTCAACACTCACACCGTGTTTGTGTCCGATATCGACAAAGGCGCTTGCACCTGGCTTGAAGCCAACGTGTCAGCACCAAACCTCGGGGACTTCACCGCCCTTGACGAACTGCCATCGGTCGACATTCTGACCGCTGGATTTCCGTGCCAACCGTTCTCCACCGCTGGAAAACGTGGCGGCACAACCGACGAAAGGTACCTGTTTGATGACATCGCCCGCCTTGTTGGCCGTATGGAGTCACGACCCGTGCTGTTCCTCGAGAACGTGCCGGGACTGCTCACCTCAGTTAGTCATGGCGAGCACGCTATGGCCCGAGTCGTTCACGGCTTGGCCAGCATCGGGTATGGCATCACTTGGGGGACTTTGGCAGCAGCCGAAGTTGGTGCCCCTCACCGACGGCTTCGATGGTGGGGACTTGCCTACCCTCAAGACGCCGACGGCGAACCTAGCGACCAACGGCGGCTCGCAGCATCCCGACAAACGCAAAGCAGGCGGGCACGGCCCGACGCTGGCAGACAAGGCCGAGCACCTGCTGCCGACACCGCTCAGCAGAGACTGGAAGGACGGCAAGTCGAGCCCGAATGTGCCGGTGAACGGCATCTTGAACAGGACAGTCTGGCAGCTCAATTCGGACCCTACGCTGCTGCCGACACCGACAGCCTCGGACCACAAAGCAACGGGCGGCTCAACATTGTCGAACGTGACGCTGACGGATGCGATGGTGAGGGGACACGGTCACGCGCCGCCGTGTTCGGAGGGTACTGGCCGGCGATTGCCCGATGGGAACGCATCATCAATCGACCAGCACCAGCTCCAACTGTCGACGGACGCCTCTCGCCGCACTTCGTCGAGTGGATGATGGGATACCCGGCCGGGTGGGTGACCGACACGCTGACCAGCCGCCGCCAAGCCCTGCACGCCCTCGGCAACGCTGTCGTGCCACAATGCGCCGCAGCAGCGTTCACGGCGCTCGCTGCTCGTATTGACGACCAGGCCGCCGACGGAAGGAGTCAGACGCCGGCGGCCCGATCGTTGACACGCTGGTGATCGTGCGGATAGCGTGCCGGTCGCTTGAACAACCGAGATGCATGGTACTACATGCACGGCGACAGTCAGCCGACCCAATGACTGCGCATCAGCGACGTGACACGCTGGTCGGCCCCTTGAGGCCGATGCCCGCAACGGGGCGAACAGCTGAATACGTTGCAAATCGAGCTCGTCGGCCGCAGGTGTCACCGTGTCCCCGCACCTGCCGAAGCGACAAGGATCGACGAGCACATGACGGGACCCGCCGAAGTAATGCCCGGCGGCTTGTGAGCGAGCAACTGCCCGATGGGAAGCATCGATCACAAAGACCAAAAGCGGCGCAAAATCTGCACCGTGGTCTTGATCGCTCGCGCCCACCCTCAAGGAA